TCCCTGAGCGCCTTGGCCTCTGCAATGCGCCTGGCGTGCTGCATTTCCTCGGTGGCCGTCAGCTTCCGGCCAACGTCCGCGCGCCAGGGTGACTCGAAGCCCATGCGCCAGCAACCAAATCGCCCGGCCGGAACGCCATCCCCGAAGACCAGGTACCAGCCCGGCTTATCGCTGCCCTTGTTGCCGCTGCCCTTGGTGCCAGACTTGAAGCGGTGGATCTTACCGTCCATGATCACCTGGTCTGGCGGTTCCAGCCCGGCCGCCCGGATGGCGTCGATCAGTTGCTCCTCCGGTGGAGCGATGCGTTTTTCTGGTGGTGGCGACCATGGGCCGCCGAGGACTTTTGAAATGTCAACCATTGTGTGTGGCCTCCTGGTGCATCAGGTAGGCCATCACGCGCTGCACCGTCTCGTACTTTGGGCTGGTCGAGCCAGCCATCAAGCGGTACAGCGCATTTGGATGGACACCAGCACCACGGGCCACGGCTTGAATGTTCCGGTCAGCCAGCAGGCTTCGGAGCTTTTCGAGTTCGAGCATGTTTCACCTCTTTTGAAAAAAAAACGTCATCAGGTGTTGCAATCCTAATCGATCGCGGGTAAAGTAGCAACCACTGCGCGAACGGAATCAGCCGAAGGCGCAGCAACCCTGAAGGAGATGCCTGATGGCAATCAACGTAAAAACGACCGGCAGCTTGGCTGCCAACGGTGTGAAAATCCTTTGCTATGGGCAAAGCGGCGCTGGAAAAACCAGCCTGGTCAAGACGCTGCCCAACCCCATCGTCCTCTCGGCCGAAGGTGGCCTGCTGTCCATCCAGGACGCAGATTTGCCCTACATCGAGATCAGCGACATGGACACGCTCAAGGAGGCTTACACCTGGCTGACCAGCGCAGACGAGGCAAAGGCTTACCAGTCGGTGGCCCTGGACTCGATCAGCGAGATCGCTGAGGTTGTGCTCAACGCCGAGAAGAAAGCGACCAAAGACCCGCGCCAAGCCTACGGTGCGATGCAGGAGCAGATGGCAGACATCATCCGAACCTTCCGCGACCTGCCCGGCCGCCACGTCTACATGAGCGCCAAGCTGGAAAAGACGCAGGACGAGATGGGCCGGGTGCTGTATGCGCCCTCGATGCCTGGCAACAAGACCGGCCAGGCGCTGCCCTATTTCTTTGACGAGGTGCTGGCGCTGCGGGTCGAGAAGGATGGCGAAGGCGTCACCCAGCGCGCCCTGATGTGCGACAGCGACGGCCTCTGGCTGGCCAAGGACCGCAGCGGGAAGCTGGAAGCCTGGGAAGCGCCGGACCTTGGCGCGATCATCGCCAAGATGCAGGGAGGCAAGTGATCATGGCCCTGCCCGACAAACTGACCGACAACCTCAACGAGTTGTCCAGCCTGTGGCTTGCCGCCAAGGAGGCCGAGAAGGAGGCCACCGAGGACCGCCGCAAGATTGAGGACCGCATCAAGAGCCTGGTGGGATTTGCCGAGAACAGCGAAGGCACCGAGACGGTTGATCCGGACCAGTTCACGATCAAGATCGTCGGCCGCATCGACCGCAAGGTCGATGGCGACAAGGTGCAGGAACTGGCCGCCGAGTTCGGCCTGACCGAGCACCTGGCCAGCCTCTTCCGGTGGAAGCCGGAGATCAACATGGCCGTCTGGAAGGCGACGGACGAGGCCATCACCAAGCCACTCGCCGCAGCAATCACGGCCAAGCCTGGCCGCCCATCATTCACCATCACTCGCAAGGAGAAATAAACATGGCATTCCTCGGACAAACCTTTGACGCAAACGAACTGCCCCAGGGCAACGGTGGAAACTACGATCCGCTGCCTGCTGGCTGGTACAACGCCAACATCACGGCCGCTGAACTCAAGCCCACCAAGGACGGCTCAGGCCAGTACATCAAGGTTCGATACGACATCACTGGGCCTTCCCACCAGGGCCGCGTGGTGTTCGGCAACCTCAACATCAAGAACGCCAGCGCCAAGGCCGAAGAGATCGGGAGAATGGAGCTTGGTAACTTGATGCGAGCCATCGGTCTGGCCAAGGTGACAGACACCGACCAACTGATCGGTGGCAGCCTTTCGATCAAACTTGATGTGCGCGCCGCGACCGAGCAATATGCTGCTCAGAACGAGGTCAAGGGCTTCAAGGCGATCACCGGCAGCGCGCTGACCTTCGCATCACCTGCAGCCTCTCCTGCTGCTTCTGCACCTGAAGCACAGGCAGCCACAAAGGCTGCTCCACCCTGGGCCAAGGGCAAGTGAGCGAAAAAAAGACCATCCCTGCGTGAGCAGGCGCTGGTCGGAACTGATCAAAGGAGATACCTGATGAAGATACCCGATTCAGAGCATAGTATCCAGGCCAAGATCGACAAGCACCACGAGTCGCTGGCCGAGCCGCCCAGGCCACACATTGGCTGCAGCCAGTTGGGCCATCCATGCGACCGCTGGCTGTGGCTGTCCTTCCGGTGGGCCGTGCAGCCACAGTTCCCTGGCCGCATCCTGCGCCTGTTCCGCAGGGGCCAGATGGAGGAGGCCACCATCGTGTCGGACCTGCGCGCCATCGGCCTCGATGTGCGTGGCGCAGGCAAGCAGCAGGCGCGCGTGGACTTCGGTGCGCACGTGTCTGGCAGCATCGACGGCATCATCGAGTCTGGCGTGCCTGAAGCGCCCAAGAAGCGCCACATCGCCGAGTTCAAGACGCACAGCAAGAAGTCCTTTGACGAACTGGTGAAGGCCGGTGCTGTGGCCAGCGCCAAGCCTGAGCACTTCGTGCAGATGCAACTCTACATGCACGGCACCAAGATCGACCGGGCCTTGTACGTGGCCGTCTGCAAGGACGATGACCGCATCTACACCGAGCGCGTGCGCTACGAGCAGGATGTGGCCGAGAGGTACATCGAGCGAGGCCGCAGGCTTGCGCTGGCCGACCGGATGCCTGAGCCGTGCCCAGGCGCAGGGCCAAGCTGGTACCAGTGCAAATACTGCTCGGCGTCCGCTATGTGCTGGGAGCAACAGCCAACGCAGCATGTCAACTGCCGCACCTGCGCGCACAGCACGGCCAAGGAGGACAGCACCTGGCGCTGCGAGTGCCACGACGCTGACGGCATTCCGGTCGACTTCCAGCGCCACGGCTGCGACAGCCACGTGCTGCATCCTGACCTGGTGCCCTGGCAGCGCAAGGACGGCCTGGACGACTGGACGGCCGTGTACGTCATCGAAGGCCGCGACGTGGCCAACGGTGAAGGTGACGCGCACGTCTACACCAGCCGAGAAATACTGGCCAACCCAAAGATGTGCAGCCTTGGCGACGAGTACGTCGAGCAGTTGCGCGAAACCTTTGACGCGAGGATTGTGGGATGATGTTACAATGAAAACATTCTCGCACAGTGAGGAAGTTTTTATTATGGGCAAGCCAGCAATCAACATGACCGGACTCAAGTTCAACCGATGGACTGTTGTGTCCGAAGCATCAAAACCAGCCGAAGCGAAACAAACTGGCAAGTTTTGGAATTGCGTCTGTGAATGTGGAACGAAGCAGGTTGTCTACGGAGCAACGATCAGAAGCGGAAGCAGCAAGTCTTGTGGATGCCTCAAAGCAGAGAAAAACTCAATCGCCATGAGAGCCATGAGGCTGTGCCAGTCTGGTTCTTTGCAAGACCGTTTCTTTTCTCGGTTCGTCAAACTCGCCAACGGCTGCTGGCAGTGGCGGTCGCACACCGACAAGGATGGCTATGGCGTTTTGCCTGGTGCCCATCAAAACACGAGGGCGCATCGACTTTCTTACGAGATTCACCACGGCATAATTCCAGAAGGAACGATTGTTTGCCATCGCTGCGACAACCATGGCTGCGTCAACCCAGATCACCTATTCGTCGGCACACAAAAAGACAATGCACAAGACGCATTGAGGAAAGGACGCCACTACGTTGGAGAAAAAAATGGTCGGTCAAGACTGACCGAAGAAAACGTGAAAGAGATATTGGCCTCTGATCTGAATGGCCAGCAATTGGCAGACAAGTTTGGCGTCACCAGATCAACAATCAACAATGTAAGAAGAGGCGACACGTGGCAAAAATAGAACTGCGTGACTATCAATCTCGCGCCTTGTCGATGCTTTACGACTGGTTTGGAAAAAACGTGACTGGCCATCCAGTTCTGAACATGCCAGGCGGTTCAGGCAAGTCAGTGGTGATTGCATCGCTGGCAAAGGATGCACTGCAAAACTGGCCTGAGACTCGCATTTTGATGCTGGTGCATTCCAAGGAACTGATCTTGCAAAACGCTGACAAGCTACGCAAGTTGTGGCCTGGTGCACCGCTTGGCATTTACAGCGCAAGCGTTGGCAAGCGCCAGATTGGTGAGCCAATCACTTACGCTGGCATTGGTTCTGTGGCCAAGCGTGCCAAGGAGATCGGGCACATTGATCTGTGCATCATTGACGAGGTGCACGCTGTGTCAACTGCCGAGAGTGGCATCTATCGCAAGTTGATTGCCGACTTACTGGAGATCAACCCATCCATGCGGATTGTCGGCTTGAGCGCCAGTCCGTACAGGCTTGGGCATGGCCTGATAACTGAAGGACCGACTGCGATCTTTTCCGAAATCTTGGAACCTGTCAGCATTGAAGAACTGGTTTTCAAAACACACCTTGTTCCGTTGCGCTCCAAAATCACCAAGCACAAACTTGATACAGACGGGCTGCACAAGCGCCAGGGCGAATACATTGCATCCGAGATGGAAGCTAAGTTCAACACCGACGACCACAACAGCGCCGTGGTGCAGGAAATCATCGAGAAGGCAAGCAACCGAGCGCACTGGTTGATCTTTTGCTCTGGTGTTGCTCACTCTGAGGCTGTTGCCAAATGCTTGCGTGAGGCAGGGATTACTGCTGAGGCGTTGGATGCGACGCACAGCAAGTCTGAGCGCGAGCGCAAGCTGGCCGACTTTGAATCTGGAAAGATGCGAGCCATTTGCTCGGTCGGAATTTTGACAACGGGCTACGATTTTCCCGCGCTGGATTGCATTGCATTTTTGCGATCCACAATGTCGCCTGGGCTTTACCTGCAAATGGCTGTGCGAGGCATGAGACCGCATCCAGGCAAGACCGACTGCCTGGTGCTGGACTTCGCTGGCGTGGTGGCCACGCATGGGCCAATCACGGCCGTGCAGCCGCCCAAGAAGGCAGGCGACTGCAACGGTGAAGCGCCAGTCAAGGTCTGCGACAACTGTGGCGAGTTGTGCGCCATCGCCGTGTCCATCTGCCCGGCCTGTGGCCACCCATTCCCAGAGCCGGAGCGCCAGAAGCTGGAACTGCGCGACGACGACATCATGGGCTTGGAAGGCAAAGACCTTGAAGTCTCGTCCTGGAACTGGCGCAGGCATGTCAGCCGCGCGTCAGGCAAGGAGATGCTGTCCTGCACCTACTACGGCAGCTTGTCCGACAAGCCGATCACCGAATACCTGCCGGTGCTGCACGATGGCTACGCCGGGCAGAAGGCCATGCACCAACTGATGACGATGGCCAACTCGTCCGGGGCACACCTGGCCGAGGCCGCACACATGGAAGGCAGCGAAGGGCTGGAGTACCTGGCCGTGCAGATGAGCAACAGCAAGCCGCCCACCAGCATTGAATACCGGCTGGACGGCAAGTTTCACAGGGTGCTGAAGAGGAGTTGGACATGAC